TAAAGCCTTGGATCTCGGAATCATAGTTGACCCCTTGACCTTCGGATTTAATCGGAGCCAGACCGAAGCCCGACAACTGAACATCTTCCTCATAGTTCTGAGTAGAAGTGTCACTGTCAAACAGATCCGTGTATTCCGTTTTATGTTCATCATACACTTGGCCCCACCAGCTTTTAACACCGGGCCACAGTGCTTTAGGATGCGAAGCAGTTGTAATTACGCCAGCCATTTTATTCTCCTATCAATTACGGAGCAAGGTAGCCGACCACAGAACCAGAGGCTCCGGCGGTGACACCAAACTCGTGATAGTTCCATTTGCACAGAACTTTACAATATGCTCCAACAGCATTGTCCGAACGCTGAACCAGACCCAAAAGACGGATCGGCAGAGTTGCAGTAGTAGCCGGAGAAGTCAATACCGTGCTAGAGAACGGAGAGCTAACAGCAAGACTCGTCTGGTTAGCAGTGACCGTGACCGCAGCATTTTGATGCAGGTTTGCAGCAGCAACAGCGGTGCTATCAAACTGGGCTTCAAAAATTACATAAGGATCATCCACCACGTAGACGTAACGAGTACCAGCCGAAAGGCCAATGTAACTCTTTTCCAGAGACAGGGAAGTACCAACCAGCGACACACCCGGATCAGCAACACGAATACCAACAATGATACCCAGAGGCAGAGCCGAGGTAGTGGTAACACCACCCCATTTAGTAACATACGGAACACCGTTAGCATCAGCGGAAGCGGCAGACATAACCACATCACCAATGGCATAGGTGTTAGAAGCATCGGAAGCGATGGCATAAAGCCGTCCTTGTTCGTTCCACGAAGCTCCCGAAATGTTCCCTACAGGCGAAAAGCCCTTGGGAGCGTTTGCGTTTGCCATGAAAAACTCCTATTAAGTCATTTTAATGCCCTCACGAGGAACATAGAATCCTTCGGTATTTATACCGGGAGTCTTGCCCTTGCGAAGAGCACTGTCAATTTGCTGAGTACGCGAAATGCGTTCAGCTTGATCGTCGTCATACCATTCTTGTTTAATCTTCATCAGATAGCCATACATAGGGCCTCCGTCTTCAGCAAGACCAACCAAGAACCTAACCTTATCTCCGAGATCTGTGTTAGCAGAAACTACGTTGGCTCCTGTTCCACCTACCTCGTCAGGAGATACAAATTCATACCCACTCTGAAGCGCAGTATCAATTCGTCCCGGACTGTCATTAAAAATATGTAAATGAAATCCATCAATTGTGTGACCGATTTTTAATTTGCCTTCAGTCCCATTAAATAGGTTGCGGCGTACTTTCTCTTTTCGAGTCACTGATGCTTCAGACTTAGCTTTTTTCTCTTCCATAGACAATGCTTTAGGCATAATTATCTCCTTTACCTTTCTCATTCCCACTCATAGAGTGAGCAATATTCTTCGCGGGTTTTCATAATTCCCTGCTTAATGAACCTATCACAAGCAGCTTTAGCGTCAGGCGGTAAGTTGTCATACGTGCGTTTGTTACTAGTATTTGCACGAGGGCGATTACTACCAGACTCTACAGATGATGCAGGTTTGTTCTTTTTAAATTTGTTGGGAAACTCTTCTGCAAGAACTTCATCCAACTTATCTAAAAATTCTTTACCAACTAGATTGGGGTTTGATGCACGAAGCTCTTCACCAGCAGCGGTTGTCCACTCGGTGAGTTTTTTATCTTTACCAAACCAATCATTCTCGCTCATCCAGTTTTGCAAGGACGGATCTAAGATCTGAGGTTCTTGCACTGCAGGACGGGCAGCAGCATCTTTTACTTGTTGCTTGGCTTCTTTAGTTTGTTCTTTAACGTCATCAATTGCATCATCAATGGCATTTACTTTAGCACCATCACCATCAGCAATTGCTTGAGCACGAACAGTTTTCAGTTGATCCAGTTGAGCAGTGAGTTCATTCACTTTTCTCTCATGGGCTTGCTGTTGAAACTTTTTAAACTCTTCAGCAGTTTGTTTAAACTGTTTTAACTGTTCTTTATTATGATTAAGTTCTTTAAGCAGATTCTCATTATTCTTACGAAGAATGGGCATAATCTCTCGACCACGTTTGACAAAGGTATCAGCATCAACCCAGTCACTTTCGTTGCCTTTAAACTTTTCTTTTGGAACCCAACCTTGCGATTCGGCTTCCTTAACTACTGCTTCATTAACTTCTTGGTTATTCTCTTCTGACATATTATATACCTTTCTTCTTAATTTTGCAAGCCACGGCTTAGATGAGGATCTACCAACTTAACATCGCCGTCAAGAGTAGCAACAACATTATCGTCGTTAATAAGTCGGTATTGTTTTCCATCTTTACCAAGATAGAGTAGACCTGCATACTTAGAAAAGACAATACGATCACCAACAGCACACCAAGCATTAGGAGAGTTATCAAAGCACTCTTCCCCCATAGCAATTACTTCACCAGTAGTATTAGCCATTTGTTCCCGTTCTTTTTCAGAATGGGTAGATAAAATAATTCCACTTTTAGTAGTATTATCAATCTCTAATGGTTTAACTAACAGCCTCGGCCCTTTGGGATGAATACCAGAATTATTAACCATTTTGAATATCCTCATACTCAATATTCAAAAGAAGATCTATAGTCTTAACTCGTCCCATAATCTCGCTAGTTTCAAAAAACTTGTCGTAAATAACACCTTCTACCATGTCGTGCCTTTCTACCTTTAATTTACTAAACAGGTTCTTAGTAACAGGATGTTCCAACCATTCCTTAAACATATCTTCCGTAACTACCATTCATATCTCCTTACATTGCTGGAGGTGGTTCCTCCATTGGTTTTTGACCTTCCATTGGCATAGGTTGCCCTTGCTCTGGTTGATCGGCACTACTACTATCTAAAACAGATTGCATCATTTCAATAGATGCAACCGTTGCTTCCCTACGTTCTTTAGCAGCAGCAATGGCTGCGTTAATTTCGTGTATCTTAACTTTAGATTGTTCATTCTGAATACCTGCCATAACAGCAACGGCTTCAGCTTCTAACTTTTTAATCTTAGCTTGATTCAATTCTGCATCAGCCATCATCTTAAGCATGCCCAACTTCATCTTGAGTTCCATATCTGCTTTTTTAGTCTCGGCTTTAAGCTGTTCAATTTGCAGTTTAGGATTCGGGGGCGGAGGAACCGCATTCGGCCCTTTCGGGTCAGGATAGAGCTTGTCAACATCTGGGACACGTAAAGCCGACAACCATTTCTTTTCAACTTCATATTTATTATATCCGGGAGTCTGCATAGATGCTTGTTTCAACATCATGGCTTGAGACAACCGGCTACTCTCGCTAGTCAAATGGGGATCAGCACTCGGACGAACATCACTACTGTCGCCCATATAGTCACGATTGAACACCACACCTTTATCAGCAGCTTCATTTATAAACTCTACCTTCTCGTCTAAATACAATTGATTTAAACGATAGATCTTCCTAAACTCTTGCTTGAGGCTACGGTAGACTCGTTTAAAAATGCCATTAAATATTTTAAGACCTTGCTCGGTCATATTGCGAGAGGTTTCAGCGGGAGTATTCTGTCCGGGATTTTGACCTGACAATATTTCTACTGCACCACCAATTCGTTCGCCATAGTTAATTAACAGGCTAAGTAAGGTAAACAATACTTGAGAAGGTTCCCTAACTGGAAGAGGGAAAATACCTTTACGTAAATCATCGCCAGTAGTGTCTACATGTTTCCACTCTAGCGGAGCGAAGGATTGATTACCACCCCTAATTTTGATGCCACGAGAAAGAAAGCCACCGGCAGTAGTTGCCATAGTACCAGCATCAATAAGCTGGTTAATAATGGTGTTAATAGACTCATTAAGTGGCCCAAGAAGAACACCAAATCCCAAATCATAGAAACCTCCGTCTGGAGAAGGAATGAACGGATACTTAGTAAAATATTGTTCTGCAGTGATACGCATTACCCTATTCTTAGTATCTTTTTGAATACCAGAAGGAAAGTAACGTGGAGCAATACGTGCTACTTGTTTAGTATCTCTGCGAACAACTACAATGTACGGTTCTGCGTATCCATCACCATCAAGGTCAATAGAGCAATGATGTTCTAGAATTTCGTAGGGAGTAGTGTTGTCAACAGTCTCAGGCATTTGAGTACCCTGAGCTTTATCTCGTAAAGAACTTAATCCTTCAGAGTTAGTAAGAGATTGAGGGCGTTCTTTACTTACGTCTAACCATAAACCAAAAGCATGCCGTTCATATAAATCATTCTTTTGAAAATATAGAATGTGAGTAATACGAGGAGCAGTTTCTAAACTCTTAGTCCAATAGTTAACTACCAAATCTTTAGCAAGAATGTTTTCACCCACATTATGTTTCTTTAATGGGTCATAATAGTTCTTTTTAAAAGCACAACCAATAATGGGTTGGGTAATTAATACCTTGTCCATTTCGCTTTCCCAGTCTTGATCTTCTTCCAAGATCTGGTAGCTCATATGGGTTTCAATACGATCTGCTCGTGCAGTCTTGTCTCCGTCTTTATCTGAGCCTATGACACGGCATTTGACTGGAGTATCCCCATTAATAAGCACTGGGTAACTACGAGCATGATATTGCAAAGCAGCAATAGTGATGAGAGGAAACTTTACATTGGCAGCATTAGGCCAAGGAAAGCTTTTGTTTTCTACAACCTGAAGAGCAAGCTTCATACTGTCTTCAGTACGTTTTTCCCAAGCATCCCTGCTAGACAGGTCAGCTTCAAAGTTTTTTACAACGTCATGTCCAATTTTAGCCAAGTCTGCATCTGACAATAGCTCTGCAATGTTACTACTAGTAACAAGTGTATCAATGTCGATTATAGTTTCTAACTCCATTTCCAACCTTTCAGTAGCCGGTGACTACAGAGCGTCCTGCGTCAGCATTGTCAGTTTTAAGGAAAGCCTCGTACTCTTCATCCTCGACTTCAAGATCAGTGGGAGCTTCCCACATCTTATCAAGCAACATGCCCATGTAGGCCCATGCATCCACTTGGTCGTCGTGCTTGTCTCTGGGGAATTTTAATAACTCATCTTCAAAGGGTGCATACCAATCTGCCTCAGTATCGAATTTAACAGCACCAGCTCTCATACGAGCTTGCATTGATCTAGCTCTGGAGATCTTATCAGTTGTGGGCTTCATTAAAACTAAATTGATAAATTCTCCTCGCTTCATCATAGCGTCATTCAAATAGGGGCCAATAGATTTTTGGATAGTACCTTGCTCGATTCCAAAGAGTACGGGCTTGTAAAGCTTTTGTATCATAAACATTGTTTCTATAATTTCTAACGTGTCCATTCTTTGTCGAATAACATTCTTCAAATAAAGTTTGCCGTTCTCATCTACTCCCGCAATGGTGAAAGCAGAATAGTCTGCACGTTGTTTTGTAGAAACAGCCAAGTCACAAGTTGCGTAGTATATCATAGATTTCTTATGATCGTCAACTTTCATGGGAACAAAGTCTCCACGATTGAAAAAGGTATTTGACTGGTCTAGGGGTAGGTTTAGCATTTCTTGGGAGTATACATCCCCTAATCCCTGCCTCACTGCATCTTCTTTTCTAGCTTTAAAATAGTCTACAGTTTTAGCTTGGGGCCATAATAGTTTGGAAAAGTCATCCGTGTGAGCACGGTATTTAACACTCTTCCAAGGTAGTTTAGTGATGGCATATTCTTTTAAATCTTCCCGGACAAGGTAGTCCATACCTCTAGGTCTACTTGCCAATTGGCTACCGGGCATAAGGTTTTCCAGCAAAGAGTCCATATGCAATATTGTACCTACCACCCTAACCTTACCCTTGTCAGACATGGCAGGAAGTAGGGCAGCATAAAACCACCTTTTAAATTTAAGCCGACGATCTCTATTTAAAACAATCTCGTCGTTTTCCATATCGTCACATATTAACAAAGAGGGTCTTTTGTTTTTCCATTTTAAACCCCGAACCTTTTGTTCACTACCACGAGCTTGAATACGGAATAGGTGTCCATCATCCATTTCACAGATAATGTCATCCTCTGTATCTTTAATAAGTCCCTTTACTCCAAACAAAGATATTAAATCCTCGTTGTCAGTAAGTTCTTTCTTTATATCTCCAAGGAACTGTACTGCTTGGGATACAGTGTCTGACACCACCAGAACATAGTCACTTTCCCTAAACAGGGATGCAGCCAGTCCATAAGCATGAGTACCTGCCGTACTTTTGGCATGACCACGGGGTGCAGCTATGGCAACCTGCTTATGTTCGGAACAGAACATCTCCCACATCTCTCGGTGGAACTCTGGGGTTTCTGAAGGGGCATCAAAGTTCTTTCTCAAGATGCTATTGACAAAACCCTCTAAAACAGCCGCTGTAAGCATTTAAGCCTCTTGGTAAGGGGTAGACACCACCTGACCCTCGTTTGTGCCTTCTAGGGTGGTTTTAAGCTGTTTAAACTCACCTTCAATGGCAGGGACAGGTTTGGCTTTGGCAAACTTAGCCAATTCTTCAGCCAGCTTGGTGAGGCGATCAACAGTGGCTGCTTGGGTTTCTTTGTTACGTTCTCGGTCTATCAAAGCCTCTTGTTTAGCCATAAGCTCAGTGGTGGCCTTCAAGCTGTCCTTGAGGTTAACCCCTACACGGATAACTTTCCCTGTCTTCTGGTCTAGGACAAAGTTACCATTGTCCAACCTATCTTCAACAATGGTGAGGGCTTTCTTCATAACCCTTTGAATACTACTGGAAGTAAGGTCTAGGTCATCAGAGCGTACTTGCTGCACCATGTCCTTCCACCACGGCAAATGCTTCCATGACTTCAGGGTGGGTAGAGGAATACCTGTAGCTAGAGAGGTGTCAACAGCAGATCCTAGCATGACATAGGTGGCTGCAGCCTGTAGACGCTGATCTGCAGACCACCACTTCTTCTTGCCATCTTTACGTTTTTTCCTTTCCATACAACTCCTTAACAAAGGAGCATAGTGTAACACATATACTTTTATAAAGCAACTAGGATTAACAACTTATAGAAGTAATATATATATATATATAGCTATATC